AGCGGTATGCATCTCCATATCCCCTGCATGAACGAAGTCATTGAAGAATTCGAACGCTTCCAGGTTTTGAACAGGGTTCCAATTATCGGAAACCACGGTCAATACCTTGTTATCGGTAGAGCGTACCAGGGCCTGGGCCTTAGTAGGTACAAGACCACCTTCAGAATTGAAGAATAACTGCTTTTTACTGACAGACCAGTCAAGATTTGCCGCTTTTAGCATCTGCTCAGGCGAAACGTCGTTAGGAACACGTTTTCCTAGGCCATGCCAGGGGGTTTCACCGACGAATGCCATGTTGGCTTCGCCGTTCTTTGCAATTTCAAGTTCATGTGACATAATATAGTCCCTTTAAGTTGTTGATATGTTAATTATATATGCTCGAGCGAGGAAATCAACTGTTACGTTCGAAAATCTTGGAATATACTTCCAATTTCTTCTGTTTTGCCATAATCATGTTACCTAACTCACCTGGCTTGTAAGTAACTACCTTATAAGCCTCAACCAGATCAAGCATACACCGGAGATCGGCAAGTTCTTGCTTAAGCGATTGTTCATTTTCTGCTAAACCAAATCTTCGAACCTTAGAAATAGCTTGAATCACCTCTGCACACTCCTCCTGGAGTATAATTAAAATTTCTTCATTACGGTTCATGGATATTTTTCCTCTAAAATTCTGCAAACAGTTTCGGCCAGGTACATTTGACGATTCCACGCCTCCTGCTCCCAGGGCTGATCACGATAGGCTTTATAGGTAGTCCCCTTCTTTCCGGGAGTACCGTTCCAGTGATGTAACCAGCCTTTACGTTGATTGTACTTCTTCTTCAGTTTACCGGTATGGTATTGTTCGGCATGCACCAATTCATGAGCAATCACCTCTAGTGCCTTTGCCCAACCAAGACGGCAATCGATTACAGCCAACTTACCTTCTACCGAATAATAACCATTGGTGTTCTTAGCCTTAATCGGGGCTACACGAAACTGAACGTCTCGGGGAAGATCTAATTGCTTACGAAACTCAGGAAGAGATCTCGTAATCATTTGTGCAATGACCTTGGAGGTTTTGCTATGGGTATAGATGGCGGACAGGGACATAAAGACACCCTTACTAACCATCTTATCAGAACTTTTAATTTCACTAATCATAATATAGATCCCTCTTTCGTTATCTTATTATAACCGATCGAGCGAGAAAGTCAAGCTTTTATCCAATTTACTTCATCTTTAAGTGTTACGGTTTCTGCACCATCGTAGTCTTCAACCATAAATTCGGTACCGGAAGGGACCCAGGCAATTTCTAAGCCCAAAGTGGCGCCACCGTAGTAATGATCCCCGTAAACTTCTCTACAATACAGTTCAATCGTTTCAGACGTAACACCTTCCATAACCATACCAACCAATTGGCGATCAAACAAAAGTTCCTTGACACCGTGCCACGAGTACCAGCCGGCACCAAAGTCGGGGGAGAAGAGGACGGCAACACACCCGTCTTTGATAAACTTCTTTACTTCCGTTGACTCAACCGGTACCTCGTAAACCCCGGGAGTAACGATTTTTTCTTGCCTGGTGGCACGTCTTGTCTTAATTATAGAGTTCATTTTTTAACCATGTAATTTTAGGATTCGTTTTTTCATATTCTTCCACCAATTGCTCAAGAGTCCAGAGTTTCTTGGTCTCAAAGTCCCAGAGCCAATCACCAAACCTCCTCCAGTCTTCGGACTTCATGGGAGACAGACTAAGTTCATCGCCATAGGGCCCACACCCGGTACCACTACAATCGATACGGCCGGTGGACCAACCTTCCCCATTCTGCCTGATCCACTCCACGTTTATGGGCCCCATCCAGTTAGTATTATACCGGACTGCCATCACAGCTCCTGGAACTCATAGCGCTGCCAATCAGGTTCGGCTCCAAAGTGTTCCTCGTACCTGTTGAACAGCACATCGAATGCAACGAAGGAGAGTTCTTGTTTATTGAGTTTAATACATTCCTGGACAACCAGGTGGGCAAACCTCTGGTATGCACCCTCAACATCTTCCCCAGCCATGTTCCTGGGCCAGGGCTCCCCCTTCACCTCCACATAGAGTCCGGCTTCAACAGCCAGTTGTTTAATCTTTTTATTCATTTTGATTCCTGTTTAAATAAACACACCGCCCTCACCCCCTGGCCCATCAATTCGGTAATAGCCGCCCGGCAGCCAATTTCATTGGCATAGCGATTTACTTGGTGGAGGGTGGGCATGTTGGTACCCAGGACGATGTAGAGGATCCAGCTCATTCTTCAACTCCGAAATGTTCTTTAATCTGTTCACCAATGAAATGACCAGACCATGCAGGATGTTCCTCACAAGTCTTTAACATTTCCCGAACAATCAACTCGGTGAACTTTTGACATTCTGGCATATCCCAGTGCCCAACACCAAACATATCTTTTGTGTATCCAGCCTGTTCGGCAAGTTCTTTAATTCGTTTGTTCATATTTCTTCACCATTGTAATAGGTGCCTGTTTTTTAAAGTCTTCCAGGATGCCGGCAGTATAAGAAGACATCCCATACCTTTTCTTATAACAGGTATAGACGGAACCTGAATGATTCTTAATGATGTACAGCCCCCCCAACTCCTCCACCTCGGTGATGCCGGAGGATAGGCGCCAACTATCAGAACCCGCCCACCCCCCGTACCAGGAAGATAGGATCCTCTGTACGGTAGTACCTTCCATGGCAATCTCTATGACTACCCAGCAATCGGGCGTATATTCACTCATACTCTACCATCCCCCATATGCACACGTCAACAGGTAGTCGTACACCTCATTGGGGGTACGCTTGAACACATCTTCTGGTATCTCACCATCAAAGTGTTTATTAGGTCCACTCCACCATATGGGAGCCCATTCCTTGCCAACCATGGCAGTAATTAACCTATCGCATTTAATACGAAGTTCATCACTCATTGATATTTTCCATATCAAACCACTCGTACAGTTCATGCATAATGGATTGCTTGATCTGGTCTGTTATCTGTTCTTCGGTGGGATTATCATTATGCTTGAATGCACGGCGATAACCGTAGGTCAACCCATTCTCAATACACATCTCTAATACAGGTAAAAATTTAGGTTTCATTATTTAATTTATTAAAGTAGGAAAGGGCCTGGGCATGCTCCAGGGCTGTTTGAGCCGGATCCTGAAGTGGGGGTTTTGGCTTCTTAGGTGAATTAACTCTGACATTCTTTATGGTATAATCTATAGCCCAACCCCCCTCAGGATCCCAATACGTATCCATTAACCGCCCAACCAAAACATCAATATGATCTTCGTAGGCGGTATGGGTGGTAGTTTCCCCAGTCTCTTTAATAGTCCAGGTTAATTGTTGTAGTTTCTGTTTCATATAATCAGTAGTAATAAAAGCCACCAGGCCGATAGATCATTATATAAGATAAATGCGACAAAGGCAAGCTTTACTGCCATAACGGAGAAGAAATAAGAGTACCGGTTCATGGGGGAGTTTCTAGCGCGGTTTTTCTAGCGCAAAAATTTTTTCTGGAGGGAGTTCTAGAGCTAAATTCAAGCGCGCAGAAATTTTTGCATTTAAACATAAGTAACTGTGCCTGAAACACTGTTGTGTAGAGTAACTATACTTAATTCTATAAAGTTGGGCACTGTGTTTTCTCTATGTTATTCTTCATACTTGGTGGCCATATCATCCACAATGTCGTCGGTCCAGGGTACGAACTCTTCATCGTTCCACTGTTCGGCTTGCTGGATAATACTTTCAGCCAGATGTGGGGGGATAGCTAGAATACGAACAATTTCATGTTCTGTATATCCCAGGCGTAGCATATCGGCAATTTGCTCTATAAACATATTAAGGCCTCATCATAAAAAGAAAGTAATAGAAAAAAGGTCCGCCGAAGAGGCATGCTATTACTGTAGCCTCTCCGATCTCTTGTAATAACTTCATCTTAGTTTCCTTGAGTTAAAACGTACTTAGCAAGATCTTTCCACTGAGGATTACCAGTATTAGCAATCTTCGTTACAGCAATCAGACTACGGAGAGACATATTAGGGATCTGACCGATATTAGCCTTTAAGAAGGCCAGCGCCTGGCTCTTGGCCATATCAGAGGACTCAGGCAAGAACTCATCACTCTTAGCAATCACCTCCATGCGCTCTACCTTCTGCTCTTCAGACATCGATAGATCCACACACAGACTACGTGTCTTGATGGCCTGGTCTACACGTTCCATAGGCATGTTAGATACAAACACTATAGAGCCGGTGAACTCAAAGGAGCGTGGCAGATCATCATCACGCATATCAGCCATCCAGGAGATATAACGCTTAGAATAAGAGTCCAGAGCACCCTTGAGGATGTTCTTTGCCACATCGTCTTTAAGAATACTATCACAGTCATCAAACACAATGACCATACCATTGTTCTCAAACAACGTTCTATACAAACCCTTGGCAGTAGAATAACCCTTAACCACGGTATAGGACTTAGACTTATTAATCTTAGAACCAATTTCGAAGTTAGCCAAGTCGGTAATATTAGTAAAACCGTTCTTTTCTAAACTCTTTAAAACCGTGTAAGTCTTGCCCAAACCGCCTTCACCGGTAATAACGGCAGAAGGCAAAGTGCGGTTAACAATCATGTCAACCATCTGTTCCACAAAACCAAATCTTTGATTAATACCGAATTCAGAGACCACCGGGGCAGGCGCGTCACGGAAAGCCAACTTCTGACCGTCCAACTGGCGCTGAACGTAATACTTGGAGGAAGACTTAACAACAACCTTACCATTTACCAAACCGACGAACTTGCCGTCGATAAACTTGATCTCTGTATTCATAATATATCCCTTTAAACGATGTCTAATTATAGTCTCTTTTGGTCCAGCCGTCAAGCAGTAACCATCCGAAAAAAAGGTTATTCAAAAAAGTAACTAGTTAATTTGCGGTTTGAAATGCATATAAACTAGTTACAAAATAGTTGCCAGTAATTTTTCAACTGGCGCCTTGAGGATTCGATCCTTTTGGCTTATCGTGCACCGAGGGCGGCGAAGGGGCTTGCCACCGTTGCTCCGGACTTTCTCAAGTTCGCAATCACCGCATCGATCTCAGCCACTTTCACAGCCTTCTTCGTAGCAGATGTACCCTGAACAGATGCAGTCACCTTCTTATACTGAGGCGAAACCTTGCCCATGATCTCATCTAAGTTATTAGCAGAGAACAAGATCTTAGAAGCCTTCGTATGATACACAAAAGCATTAGAGCGGCTCACGCCCAAGATGTTCATAATTTCAGCCAAAGCAACAAACTTAGTTGGATTGTTGCGAACGATGCCTACGGCAGTTTCGAGATTAGTAATTTTCGTCATTTTCATTTCCTAGTTAAGATGTATCTATTATAGTCTAGATCCGGCAAACCGTCAAGTAATACCGGATCGTTACGTAAGGTTATTACGCAGGCGCCAGAAGGCGTTGGAATCCGCGGAATGCGGTTCTGAAGGCGTTCCTCTGAACTGAATCCAGTTCGTCGTAGTTATCAGACATCCAGGTCATAGTTTCCAGAAGACCCATGCCCATCGACACGGCTTCTTGTTGAACGATATCCAGGGCTTCGGCCTGGGTCATAGTCTCGAAAGACTGATCAAGAGTTTTCCAATTCATTATACAGACTCCACTTGTTTAAAAACACGCAAGATTTCGGGGCAGGCTTCGCGTGGCAGGCCTTCTTCAACCATCAACTCGATGGTGAGTTCCTCAGAGATACCAGCTTCAATGGCATCTACGATGATCATATGCAATTGCGACATCTTAGACATTATACAGACTCCTTGTTATCCATCATTTCGCAAAGAATGTACTTTGCAACATTCATCTGCTGGCGAACATGCTCTACAGCACGAGGACCAGCTCCCATTGAAAGCATTTCCTGGCAGTCGGACAAAATGCCCATCACTACCATCTCATGACCAGACATTTTTGCGGTCAAAGAGTGCACGTACTGGCTACGGATAGCTTGCACGGTCATGCCGTACATTTTAGTTTCTGAGTAATCTGTCATCTTAGTTCCCTTTTCGTTGTTCATAATTTATTATAGTCTCTTTTGGTCCTATCGTCAACCTAGTAACCTTACGTTACGGATGGTTACTTATATTCCTAAATTAGTTCTATTTTCGATATCGCAGAGAAGGTTTTCGGCTTCTTCTAAAGCAGCGAGAGCTCCGAAAGCTATAGGTCTTTCTGAACCTTCGATTTCGCCGAGAGTGAGTTTCTCGTCGAGAATCTGAAGAAGCATTGCGATTTGCTCGGCCGTAAGTTCGACTGCAGTCATTTTAGTTTCCTTTTCGTTGTTCATACGTTATTATAGTCCATTTCGGTCCAGTCGTCAAGCAGTAACCTTCCTCCCAGGACGGTCTTTCGCCGCGGCAAAAGTAATTATTTTATATGCCCCTTTATATAAAAAATATATTTTTAATTTATTTTGGGGTAATTAGTTTATATTAAAAGGGGTGTGGGGAGTAATTAGTTTATATTAGAATAGTACTATACTAAAAAGTAGGGTTATTAATTTAAATTAGGGGGAAAAGGGGAAAGGAGTTATAATAGAGGAAGTAGTAAGGAAGAAATGATAATGAAAAAGAGTTATTAGGTTTATAATATAAAGGAGATAATATGAAAGTAAATGAGTTAATGGATATTTTGAAAGATATTAATGGTGATTTGGATATTAATATTAGTATAGAGAGAAATAGGGGATTAAGTGGTAGTAAAGAGAGTATTGAAGTTTGTTATGATGAAGATGGAGTTTATATTAATGGTGAAGAAGATTATTATGATTAAGTGATAATGGGGTTGATTATAGTATAATAGGACCTAATAGGTCCTTTTTTTTGTTTGTTTATTATGGAGTTATAGGGATCTAATTAAGTTTGGAGGAATAGGTGTGGGGGTTAATATAGATGTGGACAGAAGTAGGGGGGTTGTTAATGTAGAGGTGTACGAGAGGGTGTTTTGGTGAAAACGTTTATTAGGCCGGCAAAATCCTATTTTTCTAACTATAAATACATACCAATTTAAAATAAATAATAGTAAGTCTACCTTACTAACTCCCCATCCTATCCCCTTCTTCCCTCTCTCCCTCCTAATGTATTAGTTTAAGTCAATAGAACGATACCTAATGTATTAGTTTAAGTCAATAAAACATAAATAATCCGATCATTACCCCATTACCCCATATGTACAAGACTTTAAGAGAATATCGAATGACCGGCCCCCACAAGGCCGCCATTGCCTCCGCCCATCGCGGAACCCATCACGATGCTGAAACTAGATCTAAGATTTCTTCTTCTATGTCTGGTAGGGCTAACCATGCAGGAAAGAAACATTCTACTGATTCTAAGGATAGGATAAGACATGAGAGGGGTCACGATGACCGTATTGATGGTGCAAGATGGATAGTGAATCGTTCGGATAAGACTTATCGTAGACACAATGCCCCAGACGGCTATAAGATAGGTCAGAGGAGGTTCAATGAGATGCGTGTTTATCTGGATTCTCAAAGATAAAGTCGTCTGGTAATTCTTCAGGCCTGAATACTATATCGTTATTATCCAGTATATCTTCTATCTTAGAAATTGCTATCTCATCCCTTATCCCCCTTGAAGGTGATTCTTTATACGACTTTAGTAGTGCTTTTAGTTCTTCTTTATCGGTCATTATACCTCCACATCCACATTTCTTCCCCTATCCCTATCCAGTCTCATGTTCCTTGCTATTCTATCGGCAATGCTTCTTTCTACGTTCTTCTTCTCTACTACTTTCCTATAATCTTCGTTTCTTTTATACTGAACGTTTGCTTTTTCCGCCCTATCTATCTCGATATTACGTTGATTGATTCTGGATATATTCATTACTTTTCACCTTTAGCTATCTCATAACTGTGATCGAGGATACTTCTCCCATCATCAAACTCATAGAATGTGGCATCATCATCGTTAATTGTTAATTCAAGGTCACAATGGTGTATATCGTAGTCGGTGAAGCTTCGATCTTCCCTGTACACCCTGAACACATACTCTTTTTTCATGGTATACAACAGGTAACCCTTTTGACCTTTAGCCGGCTTTATCGTACAATTTTCTATCATCATAGCCTGTTCCTGTACTTGATAAAGTCACTTAAACCTTCTTCGGTGCCCATACTATATTCTTTGTTATCTGTATTTCTATCTATTCCGGCATCTATATTGCTAGATTGTCTATAGAGGGGGATGAGTTGACCGAGAGGGGTGAAGGAAGGATCGTGTTGATCTAGACTAATATGCCTATTTGAGGGATCGTACCAGGCAAAAGGTTTCATATTACTCAATCTTTCTATTTCATTTGCAGACTCATCTAAAAGGTCAGATAATCTATCGGACTGGTTCTCCTGTACCGATTTCCTTGTCGGTATCTGTCTACGTATCTCCGCCCTCTTTCTAAGCCGGTATACCAGGTCTTGACGATTATCAATCATTCGTTCGATCTCTTTTTTTACGTCACTGTCTCTCATATCAATAACTCTGATGTGAATGGCCAATGCGGTACACCTGCGTACCTACTGGTATATCCTCGTCCTCCCCCACCGTGTAGACCTCAGGCAACATAATATTGGCAAATTCCCCATAACTGTAATAACCGCTCTCCGTTACTACGAGCTCGGCATCTGAAGGCAACTTGCTTAATGCCTCAATCATTTCTTTTACTGTAATAGTCATATCATTTCTCCTTAACATACGTAATTATATGCTCTTCTGGGTCGATCGTCAAGCAGTTACGTTCCAACATTATCCGTTCCTATTAATATCCCACAGCACCACCCCTACACAGGTTACCATGATTGCTATAAAAATAATTGTATCTATCATTATTCGTTACTTGACTAAGTATCCTAATCTTTTAATTTTAAACCAACCTTCACCATCATATACCTTTTCCATAAAAGTGTAACCATCTTTTTCCTTTTTGTCACCTTCCCATACAGGAATTAACTCTTCGTACTCCATATAGGAATCCATTCCATGCCTTAAATGTACTTCTACAATCTTATCACCAATTATTTCAATATTTAACCATTTGACATCTAATTCTTCTAATTGCCTGGGAAGAGTAAAATGATAATTACTTTTTTTCCAACTATAGAATCTATAAAGATCCTCTGGATCATTATCTCCAACATAACAGTTTATTTGCTGAAACTTATTGTCTATCTTGGTATAGTCTAAAGTATAATGGTTTCCCTTAAACACCTCAACCCAAAAATAGCCTGGGGGCACCAGATGGACATCTGCAGGGGTAATATACATTTTAGATGCATTGATACTGAACCCTCTCAGGTTGTATGTTGGTCTTACAACATAGGTATCTGCTTTGGGAACTGGAAATCCTCCAGGCCCACATATGTACCTGAATGTATCAGCAACATACAGTTTATTAAACCATTGTCGGTATTGAGGAAACTTTTGATATGCAACTTCATCGTAGCAAATATCGTCAACAAGATTATTCATGTTCTTTTATAAATATACATACTTTACAAAGGAGAATATCATGGGTAAAAAATAAACAACTTTCAATTATTCTCAGACTCCGCAAGGAGTCTGTAGTAAGCTAAAAAGTCTTTATTCTTTGGTTCTTTTTAAAAGATTAGTTAACAAAGTACTGGGTGCCTTGGGGTTAGATATCGTGAACGAACCCTTCTTCTGAATAACCCGTAAATTAGGGTTTTTCTTTCTAAGCTTGGCAATCATCTCATCGTTTTGAAACCGCTGCTCCTTTGCACTCAACGGCTTTGCATCTTCTACAACTTCTGTACCAGGTTTATTTTCATCAATCATTTGGTCCTCCAAACCACTCTTTAACATCCGCTTCTCCATAAAGAACCAGGCCCTCTGTCTCATATACATGATAACATCTGTTACAGACCGTCCTGTAATCAACCGCCCTCTTGTTCTCTCTCGTATACGCTTTGGTGGATATTGTCCACCCGTCCTCATCATCCTCGGCCTTGTGACCGCATGTAAAGATCGTTGACATTAGTTCACCTCTATGTTCAGATTGTATATAGGAGTATTATCTAGTTGTGATAACCATAAGGCAACCCTATCTAAGACTTCTTCTTTATCGTCTGTCTCGTAAACGAAGTCAGAATGAAATTCATCTGTTACAGTTAACTTAAAGGTTGGAATCATTTATATTCTTCTCAACTCTAGTAAGAACGTAAGCGGCTACAGCTGCTGCAAAGGGGTACAGATCTTCCTTCTTTACCCATTTACCCGACACATCGGTAGGTACTATATCAACCAACGTACTTATAGTAGTTTTATCTTGTAGTTCCATAATCTCTCTCTTTCGCCACATATTATTGTTCCATCGGATCACCGAGCTCGTACTCGGTAATCTCTACCATTTCCCAGATAGCACCTTGCCGGGCCCATTGATCCAGAAGCTGTTCGGCTAACTCTTTACTACGGACAATGTATCCGCCTTCTTCACCCGTTTTTCTAATTCGCCACATATCAATACCTCAGACAAACATCTTCAACCATATCATTGGTTAGATTCATTGTAGAACGAATCTTCTCGATGACTTCCATAACTTCATACTCATAAGGAATATCATATGTATGAGAAAGATAATAGGCAATCTCATCAGGCTTCGTACCTGATTCCAGTCTCTCTATTACATCGATTATTATATCTTTAATCTTTGACATTTCGTTTTCCTTTTCTATACCCTATTATAGTCCAGAAACAAAGAACCCGCAACTGTTACGTTACGGGTTGTTAGGAGCTATCGCTTCTGTCGGAGACTCTGCATAGTCCTTACATGCACCCTATCTTTCTCTTTCTCTGAGTCTGATAACTCATGATAGGGAACGTGTTGGGCGGCATTGTGATCGGCTTTGGGATTACGTTTCATCCACTCATTGTGTACGTGTTCCGATGCTTTCTCTATATCACGGGGATGTTTCTTAACAGCGGCTAAGGCGGCATGACCGGCAGCTAGGTTCTCTTTCTTCCAATCGGGGTGTAGTTTATGAAAAGGAACGTTAATGTTACCTTCTGTACCGTCAGAATTCTTTTTAATACGTTCTTTAGTCCCAGATGGATCAAAGCCCTTACGCCATACGTCGTGTGCTTTGGCGGCAAATTGCTGAGCCTTACCAACGCGAACCGTCTCACACAACTGTTCAAAGGTTTTCATAATTATTAATCTCCAGTATATTCACCAGGTTTCTTATTGGCATAGTATTCAGCAGCACTACCGGGTTTAGGGGCAGGTCCTGCAGGAACTTTATCTTTATGGTTACGAATCTCTCGCTTAACAGCATTAAGACGCTCCATCTGCTTGTTTTTTAATTCTTCTCCAGGAGAAGCCATTAAAGCCTTATGAGCCATTATGTGCTTGGTAATTAACCTATCGTGTTCTTTCTTATGAGCAACTGGGTCAAAGGGAGCATCTTCTTTTAAAGCACCTTCATGGTGCTTAGATAATTCGAATGTAAATTTACCATCCTGAACTTTTTTATAGGTATGAATAGCTTGGTGCTTTACATTTGTACCATGAATTGCATTGGCGACAGATAGGTTGGCATGAGTATGAATATGACCTTCTTCGTCCTTAGTAACAACCAAAGGATCTTCATGGGTTGTTTTAACATCTTCGTACACAGGTTTGATGCTGTCCCAAACCTTTAAGAAATCAACACCTTCCGATACCCTTAGTTTTTTAGGTTTATTAATCTCATAAGTTTTCTTGTTAATTTTTGCACCAGACATATCCTCACCTTCACCATGGCGACGATCAATTTCTCTTTGTGCAGAATCTAGGTTATATTGATGTGCTTTTTGTTGCGGGGACAATTTATCAAAGTCTTCATTGGTTGACTTAAGTACTTGTTGTACTCTTGGGTGCTTGGAGAGACCAGGTTTCATCTTTTCCATTGTTTTAACTGCTCCTGACATGTTACCACCAGCATAGCGCTTATCCTTGGCTACACCAACGGCCATCTTAATATCTTTAGATGTAACTTTTTCGTCCATTTGTTCTGTCTCTTCTTTGTTTAACATTTTTTTAACAGTAGAATTATTAGCCATACCAACTGCTTTATGCATATCAGATTTAGTATTTTTTAAATTAGTTACAATATTTGTATTATTTTGACTTTTGGCTAGTTTACCTAAGCCTTTCCCAATTGAATACATTTTGTTAGTTAACTTCTTTGCAAGGGCTTGGCGATCACCCTCATTAACTTGTTCTGTCTCTTCTTTATTAAGCCGATTCTCAGCTCGATCCATACCTCTATAACGCTTGATAATCTTATCAGCTGTCTTATTGGCAGATAAAGGGTTATTGGATTTGATTTGAGAGGTAAGGGCTTTATGTTTTCTGTCTGCATCTTTTTCAGCCTTTGCTGCATAAGAATATACAGTATCTTTATTCAACTCATCCATCTGCTCAGCTTCTTCGTTATACTTCTTCTTAAGATAGGTTGTTACCTTGCGATCGTACTCATCATTAGGTCTTTTAGGAAGACGGTCACCGGCATTAGCCTTTGAAACCATTTTATCTACGAATGCCTGGGATTTATTCTTTCCAGCTGTTTGCTGAAGATTCTTTTTAGCAACCATAGCCTGGAGAGCAACCGAGGACTTATCGCCGTCAGACATTGCCTCTTTAACCACTTTAGTTTTCTTAGGCTTAATCTCTACATACGTCATCGGATCCTCTGGTACATTATCAATTTGTGACACTCCAGGCTCTCCCGAGTAACTTTCTCTGATAGATTTAAATGTTTTCATTGTTTCTCCAAGGATTATTTCCTAATATTTAGGCCTTTTTAATCCTCGTAATCATCGGTCCTAATCACAATATGACCAATACGAATCTCCCCATCCCAATCTCGGCGATCTTCATACCGATCTCCCCCAGATACTGTAAAGTCACTATCAAATTGAATAATCTGACCACCTCGGGTAAAGTTACCATCAGCATTTAAGTCAATATCATTCAATGCAATACAGCCAATCAAGCCGGCATCAACCCCGTACTCTTCACCATTCTGATCGAAGTAGGCACCATCACCGTACTTGGTATTAAACGATGCAAACTTACGACCATCTTTTAACTCAAACATACCTTGATTACATCCATGGTCATCGCGTCCTTTAAAGAACAAGCCACATACCTCATCCCACTCATCATGCATTACATAGCACAAATCACCTACATAGTACTTGCCAGCTGGAAACATAATTGACTCCTAAATATTGATATACCAATTATATACTACTTAATGATTCACTTCTACTGTTACGACGTAACAAAGACAATTCTAATTTCAGATCAGCCTGTTGACAAGGTGAGAATTAAGTATGGCCATCGTTACGAGTTACTTAACTCAATTAAAGATACCTCTGCAGTAAACGTTATAAGAACCAGGCTGTTACGTAATTACGGCAAGTATGAGTTTATAGAATGGTATCAGTATGTTCGTAAACCCATGTCAGATGAGACAAAGCGTAAGATGTCAGAAGCAAAGATGGGAAAGCCTAGAGACGAGGCCACAAGGCAGAAGATATCAGCTGGCTTAAAAGGAAGATCCAACTTTCAGGGAAAGAGGCATAACGCTGATACCAAGGATATAATGGCTGAAAAGAAGTTAGGTAACCAACACACAAAAGACTCTTATTGGGCATACAATCCTAGAGCGGATAAGGAGACGAGGGTAAGAGATAGAAACAGACTTCCCCCAGGCTTCCAATTGGGAAGAGATTATGATTCTATTGAAGTAGGTCTCTATTATATAGAGGAGCATAGAAGAGCAAGAGCGCGAAAAGAATAAACTTAATGCATTCTTTTTCTTCTTGCTGTTTCGTCAGTTATACAATGGGTTAGAAGTCTTTGGAATTCTTTAATTTCATCTACCGAGGCCGCTTGATCAGGTAGCTTCTCCTCTATTATCATCCAGAGTCTCTCAAGATCTCTCTCGGTTAACCACGTTTCAAAAGTATCACTCATATAGATGTGGCTTGTCTGCCATCCTTTGCTGAATCCTCTCCCGTACAATAGATGGATTATCACACACCCAATCCCCATTCCATATATCTTCGAATCCGTTAAATACAACCTCCCTCGACCTATCGGCATAGTACCCGCGGTTCTCCATCTCATCACATAACGATTTGAACCGTTTCCTTAGATATTCCATTTTGTTGTAAAAGAATAAGACGTGCCCGGAATTAAGGGTAAAGGTCTTTGGAATTCTAAGAATAATATTATCAGGTGTTAACGTTCGAAGACTTCTTCGAAGAGATCCCGGCACCATGGCAATCTCCCTCAACTCAGCCACCAAATGTCTTCTATGTAACTGCGAAGGATCTATGCCAGCATTAATTCTAGTCATGTCAATGAATTGTTACCACGATGATCTCTTAGCTTATTATAAGGTACTGAAATTTGATGGGGAATTATTCCTTCTCCAAATTGACTAATTAACTGAGTAATTGCTTTTGTAAGCTCTCTAGATAACTCAATTTCTTTCTGAGTACCTATAGGGTGAGTTTCAAAATCTGACATTATTGCCTTTAAATTATTGTTAATCAAGCCAAGTAGGATTTTCAATGGTCTTATTAACTAAGAGTTCACAAAAAAGAATAAACTCTCTATCATAGTCACAAGACCAATCTATCCCGGATATACTATCTTCTGGACTCCATGCCTCGTCTCCCCAGAAGACGAATCCTGCTTCGAGAGCAAGAGCTTTAATTTTATCGTTCATCATAATATTTTTATCCCTGTGTAAATAATACCCAACCATACTAGTCCCTTGATAAGGAACAAAAACGATATAACTACAAGCGACCAGCGGCCCCATTTAGACACCGGACATTTACCAGCTTGTTTAGTTATCATCATACAAAATCCTCAAACATCTTTTTACGGCCTTCAACGGTTAACTCTTGATCAAATATCTCCTTAGTTCTTTGAAGCATAACACATGCCATCATAAGAAGTTCTTCCCTGGAGTCACACATTAAGATTTGAGTCTCGATGGGCTCGGCTAACTCACCCATTCTTTTTCTTACTTCATCCATCATTTATTCCTCTTTTTGCATAAAGAATTCATCCAGGTGACCCTGCACCCGCTCGTCATCGGAAGAATAGAATACATAGTTACCAAGCACCGTTACATGCTCTTCATCCACATATTCAAAGCCACCGTAATAGTCAAGGGTTCGACGACTACCTTTACCTACAGCAATGTAGTCTTCGTTAATGAAGAGTTGATAAGATGATCTATCATCTAGTCCAATTTCTTTAGGGGTTACTAATTGAAATTTATCATCAATAAAAGTTTCAACCATCCCGTTCATAACATTCATTATAGTATGCATTTCATACATTATACATTCTCCAAGTTAACCAACATCATCTCATTGTAAGTCTTGCGAATAGCAGGATATTTAATCTCGCCATCGTACTCCATCTGGCTCTTCTCCAACCAGGTCTGATAGTCATCTTCAACCTTATCGAAGCCGATAATACTGCTACGATAAAAATCGTTAGACTCATCGATGATGAAGCGGAGTTCATCTACGATCATACGAAGGTTCTTATCGGCAAACGAATCGTTCCAGCGAAAGCCTTCGACGTCAACGATATAATCCGTTCCACCCTTCATTTTCCAATACTGGGGAACTTCGCCTTCGCCATCCCAATCATGGGCGCCATAGTTCTCTTGATCCTGGGTAAAGATATATAATTTCATACAAACTCACATTCTTGGTTATTGAACAATTCCCACTCTTGACCGGCTTTATAATTATAGTTGAATTCTTCAGCCATTGCAATACATTCTTCCATTACGTCAGAGAAAAATACAACCTTACCGATACGAACTCCATTAATAGGAGCAGACCACTCAGTCACATCGTAACGATTACGCTTATCATCGAAGTCGTATGTAAACTTGGCGTTGTAATAATCTTGCATTTCGTTATCTCCTTTAGATGTATCTATTATAACCGAAAAACAGAAAACCCGCAACTGTTACGTTACGGGTTAGAAAGTAACTATATTTAGTTAATTACCTTGTTAAGTCGGTTAATTGAATCATCCACATCTCCTGTGTGATAAATGGCAATACCTCCTACTGCAGTCCATTGTTCAATATTGGATGGGCGATCATCAATAAGGATATCACCAGACTTACACCATTTTTGTTTATGATGACTATAAGGCCCTATATCCATTCTCATACCAGGAAAATACTTATTGACCCATGCCTGCTTATCATCTTTGGCAGAAGGCATGGTAGAGCGTCGAGGAACAGCCGTCAAGAATTGAACATGAAATCTTGTTGATAGGCTCTTAACATATGCAACTAATTTTGTAGCATCAGGCATTAAAGGAAACTGATAGTAAAGGCGGTCAATAGAGGCCAGCCTCTCCCATTCTTCATCAGTTAGATCTTGTGACCCCCATCCAATCTTTCGATTAAGAACATTGGAAACATATGTATCAAAGTCTGCAACAACCCCATCCATATCTAGATATATTGTTCTCATTTAGTTCTCTCTTTCACCTTCTTCAAGTAAATAGAGGCGTTTCCTTTAGAGATATCGCCCAGCTTTAACTGGAAGAGTGTAATAAATTGTGTATCGGATAGACCTTGATTGTTCTTGAACAGCTCAATAGCTTTATCGATTTTAGATGAGCCAGAAAAAATAGGTTTTGCAACACTTTTCTTAGGCATAGGTTTAGTAACAGCTCTTACAGCAGGTACAGACATAACAAATTTCGCAGGAACATCGGGTATTGATCTTGACATCAACTCGAGGTATTCTGATTCAGTAACTTCAGCATCGTTAAAAAAGTAACGCATTTCTTTTCTCCTTTTGATACCCTATTATAGACCAAAAGGCAGATACGTGCAAGCGTTACGTTACTTTTAGTTACGTATCTGAATCTTCTTTAACAGCATTCTTATATAATTCTTTCTTTTTTCTATCAATAGAGCTAAAGATACGAGCTTTTGCATTTGCAGCGGGATTTACAATACCTTCTTCCATTCCCCTGGCAATATTACTGTATCTTTTACTTTTATTCATTGCAGCTTCGGCTGTTTTATCGTCGCCTGCAGATTTAGAGACGGTAAGTAGGTTTTTTGCTCTTGACTTAGCAACCATGTGACGTTTGGTAGTCTGAATTTTACGCACCAACTTAACCAATGGTGATGCCTCAAAGACTTGCTCAACCTCTTCTTTGCTGGTGGTTACATCTTCTCTAATTTGTTTAAAAGATTTCATAGGATCCTCGGTGTATTCCTATTATTTATATTTTCCTACCCCCTGGTGATAGCTAGGATTTTATCTACTTGCTTCTCTATCATAGCTGTGCGACCGGGCCAATGAATATAGTCTTTTTCAGGGTTCTTCATTAAGTTAACTAACAGAGGCATAATGAGTTGCTCTACTGAACGAAGCTTGGCCTTGGTTACATCATCAGCATTAGATCTAACATCTGTCACCATCGGTGTTGCCACCGTCTCCTCGTCTACAGCAGTAAAGCCAAAGTCCCACGAGTTATCTAGATACTCTTTAGGTATTGCCATTTATATTCCTTGTTTTTATACGCGAAAAGTTCTGATGCTTTTCGAATTCGATTACACTTCTAAATTTGTCAAATAAAGCAGATTTATGACTGATAATAAAGATATTATTATCTTCTCCTATAGTATTTAGGATAGTCATAACAAAGTCTGTACCGTTAATATCTAACGAACCATCGAATACTTCATCTAACATCAATAGATTGGTAGAGGCTGAGTTCTTCATCCTAGCAATTGTACGCCAGGTAAACAATAGAGCCAGATCAATCTTAGCCTTCTCACCTTCCGAGAACGAGGCATAGCTAAACTCATCTCGGTGTCTTGACTTTATCTTTTCATTAAACGCCTCATCTATCTCAAATGAGATAAAGAAGTCCATTGCCTGGAGGTATTTGTTGACAAGTTTATTAATGACTGGGAGGTATTGTTTAATAATCTTCGTCTTGATCCCGGTATCCTTAAGGAGTACAGAGGCAATCTCAAGATAGTGTTTGTCTTCAACCAATGCGCTCTTTGCTTCCGAATGAACGACCACTTCTTTAGCAGTAGCCTTGAGCTTGGATTGCTCTTCAACAAGCTTAGATACGTCTGCCCCTGCTGCCGGGATGTCTTGATTGAGTTTCTGAATATAGTTCTGACTGGCAATGATTCTGGTGTTGAGACTAATGATAGTGCTTTTATGTTGAGTGATTTTCTCTTCGACAAGAGTAATCTCATCAAGTCGTGTCTCAATAGTGTCAAGTTGTTCTGTAAGGGTTTGAACAGCGGTTTCAATTTCACTAATTTTATGCTGGTGAGACGCCTTTGCATTCTCTTTGACTTTTGTCTCCAGAGCTTGGTCACATGTCGGACATACGTCATGTTCGTCGTAGAAGGATACATGTTTTTCTTGTGTCTTAATTCGCTCGGATAATTTTCTAAGGAGCGAATCCAGTTCCGTGCGTTTAGTACGCTTCTCCGTGTTGTCCACAATACTGGATTGAAGTAAACTCGCCCCGCTGCTTTCTTCCTCGACACTACATTGAAGATGTGCAATTTCGGCATTCGATTCAGATATTCGTTTTTGTACATCTTCTACTTTCTTTTGCTTATCCTCTTCAAGCGTCTTAATATAGTCTTGTTGAATCTTTACTTTAGACTTACCCAGGTCAATTTTATTTTCTAGATCTGTAATCTTAAGTTTAATATCATTAGCCTTATCTTTCAGTACAGTGTTCATGACTGTAAAGATTTTAATATCTAACAAATCCTCAATTACCTCTCGTCTGTGGGCGGCAGGTAATTGCATGAACGGGGTAAAGGAGGCAGAGCCCAGAATAACAATCTGAGTAAACGATTTATAGTTTAACTTCAATACATGCTCTTCAAGATACTTCTGATAGTCTCTTGCAGCTGCATCTTGATTTAGTAATTCCCCATTGAGATAGATCTCAAATACTGTTGGCTTACCGCCCCGGCATATCTTATATTCCTTACTACCAATAGTAAACTCAACCTCTACCAACATATTCTTACCGTTGATGGAGTTAACTAGCTGGGGCTTATTGATATTACGAAATGGCTTATTGAATAGAGCAAAGCACAATGCATCTAGAACAGTAGACTTACCAGCACCGTTATCACCTATGATTAAAGTAGTAGGTGACTTATCAAATCTAACCTCTGTAGGTTGTGCACCGGTTGATAGGAAGTTCTGCCATCTTATAGTCTTAAATTTTATCATGCTTCTTCGTAGTTCTGCGCTTCAACATACAACGTCTTCATTAACGTTTTAATACGGTCTTTATCTGCCTCTGTGTCTAGGCTATCAACATATTGCGACAATAAGGTAATAGTATCTTCTAGATCTACCTCCTGGTCACCCATCGCATCAGATTCAAACTCAGATAGATCTTCGATAATTTTTAACTCAAGAGGATTAGCTTTGTAAATCTCCTCAACAAACTTATCAAATGCATAGTAATCGGTCTTGTTAACTACTATGAGTTTAAGATGCTTGTTCTCAAAATCTTCAGTACTGTATTTTATTTCTTTAGTATCGTCGTAATATATTTTAGAAAAGATCGTAAACGGGTTTTGAATAAATTCCAACGATCTCTTACTGGTGTCGAATATATGAAAGCCTCTAGGGTCTTCGAAGTCCGCCCAGGTAAGCTCATAAGGATTTCCAAGATAGTTAATGTTCCCATTACTACTACGGTGGTGAAAGTGGCCAGAACAAACCAGATCAAACTTCTCAAATATCCTAGGATCAAACCCATCCCCATTCTCGTGTCCTTTATACATCTGAAAGCCAGCAATCTCCAAATGCCCGAACAATACCTGGGCATTAGTAGTCTTAATAGCTTCCATACTCTGATTATAATTATCTGTACATATCCATGGCATCATGAATATCTTAGACCCATCATCGAACTCTAATTCAGAGGGGGTATCGATAACATTGAACTCATAGTCCTTAAGCAATAGACGGGGAGAGTTAACGTCGTTAGTATTTTTAAAAAAGGTATCGTGATTACCTACAATCATATGTAGTTCGATATTCCTTTTCTTAATTTCGTCAAAAAAGTAACTACGACAAGAAGACAGGGTATTAAAATTGATATACTTACGGCGATCGAAACAATCACCAAGGTGCACAATATGCCGTATACCCCTTTTATCAATCTCAGGGAAGAAGACTTCCTCATAAAATCTTCTAAAGAAATTATCAAAGGGGATACTATCCGAGCGGGCACCGAAGTGGGTATCTGTAACTAAGCATAATTTTGTCATTACCAATGCCTTATGGTGTTAGCTATAATAAAAAAACATGTCACTATATGTATAATAACCCAGAAGGTTTTAAAGAATAAAGCAATACGAGCCTCCCGAAGGGATAGGATAGGCACATCAGGTCTATCACTATCGGTACTACCCATCAGGTGCCCGGTTGCCCGCGCCCAAATTTTCTCTAGACTATTCAATTGCTTACTTTAGTTCTCTTGCTTCTTCTCTCCAAGGAGCCAGACTTACCAGAGGGGTAAGAGCTAGGATTACAGCTAATTTAAATAACGTAGAACCTGATACAATTCTTGCAATAGCTTTATTAATATCCATAGGATCTCCGCCTAGTAGAGGAGGAATAAAAACAAAAGCAAACAGAACGAATATAATAGCATCTACTGGAAGACTCATTAAGTTGCTGACAAAGGTTCTAGACCAACTACCCCAGTCCCGATCCCATAACCTTTGATATATCCAAGTATTAACCCATTGTGATGCTAGGGTGGCAATCTCTGATCCAATTACAATACCCAGGCTCATCTTAAACACAGCATCAAAATGAACACTGGGTCTAAATTCTGGAGCAGGAATAAAAGTCATAGCATACATAAATGCTGCAACAAAAAGATTTAATCCAACCCCTATTAGAATAGTTCGCTGTACCACAGCAGCTCCGGCAAGCTTATGCAACATATCCCGAACCACAAACACCACAGCAAATAAGAGAGCCCCAGCAGGGGTAACTACCCAGCCAAAGTCTAAAAACTTTGCTGCAGCAAAGTCAGCCATCGTCATGGCCATAATTAAAGTAGCTGCAAGCCCTATAATCCAATATAGAGTAGTATTATCGATTGACATTAACGGTCTCTCGATGTAACGATCATGTAATGCTGTTGTCATAATGTTTCCTAGTTAAATAAATCTTCATCCCACTCACGATGACCTTCTCTGAATGCCATATTAGACTGAGTCTCTCTCACCTCAACTCTATAGCACCAAAGCCGGCCGGCTTCACCGGGGCCCCAATAATCAGGTATATATACCCCGTTAACAAAATTATATAATTGATCTGCTAAACCTTCACATCCAAGTTTCGGAAGGATAGTTAGTTTAGCCATGTTTTTTGCTTGTAGCAATTTATATGTTTCTAGTTCAGGATCATCTTCGGCTACTAATAGCGTATGATCAAATTGACTTTCTAACACTTGCTTTAAATCCTTTAGCCCCCCGTAATCAGCCGCCCAATTGCGAACATCTAAGTTATCGGTACCAAAGTAAAACTTCATACTGAATGAATAGCCATGAATTAAATTACAATGACTATCGGCTCTCCATTGACGGTATGCGCAGGGAAATGAATCGTGATACTCTTTGGTACTGGTATACTTGTAAACTACTGGTTGTAAAGACATGCTTGTTTCTCCTATGTTAAATAGCATAGACAGCAGAGTTTATAGAGCGGGATGACGCCGAAGACCGCATTGTATTATGTATACTTTTTATCGTGCTCTTTACCAATGCCATAACTACCATCGTACATTTTAAGTGCTTCTGCATCAAACGATAAGTACTGCCCTACCCTCGTACCTTGCTTAATGCGCGCGATACCAGTCGTAACATGAAGTACCCCGGCCATGACACCGTGATAGCCAGAATCATAAAGACCTGAAGTAATAAAACAACCATTGCGGTTAAGAGTGCTACGAGTAATGACCCAACCAGCCTCCCCCTCGCCCACATGGATGACGTTTTCCATAACGATCTCATAACTCCCCGGGTATAACGTAAAATAACCTTCTCCGTCTGGATTGAGTTCCGTAGAGCCTCTATGCTTTTTGTGATCATTACTTACCTCAAACACTTCATTGTTAATTTGAAATACCTTACCTAAACGTAGATCTACAGCATTAGGTTGAATATCTCCATCAACAACATTGGTTAGCTTAGTCCTACTACTTTCACCCATTACGTGCTTCATACTAAAGGGTTCTGAATATAATTTATATGTAACTGTCATGCATTCTCCGGTATATAATATGGATTCTCCATTGTCTGAAAATAGGCAATAGGGGTTAATTGCTTAAAGGCTAAATTTAATTTAAAAACCTTATTAGGGGCAAGAGACTCTGCCCCGTCAAATTTAGTAGATGAGAAGTTGAAATTCTCATCATAAAACATAGGTGATATTTCATTTCTAAAAACAAATAGCTCACCACTATTATACATGATACATGCAAAAGTACCATCTACTCTGGACAATGAACTCCATCCATAGTTTATAATTTGCTCCTGTAGCCATTGTGTATCCCATGTGCCCGCTGTAATGTTCTTCTGTTTAATAATACCGTTATGCCACAAGAAGCAATCACCAAATACTGATGGGTGAATATTCTTTGACTCGGTTGTAGGGGCTTGGGAGTGAGCGATATAGAATGCATTACCAAGATGATTCATTTCCGTTAGCAGCACCTCTGGAAGCTTACCCTCATCTTGCATTAGAATATTAAGCTTTACCCCTGCAGGGGTATGCTCAAAAGCGGAAAGAGAGTAACTTAACTCTCCCCGGTATGCATTCAGACGATATAATTCTAACAGCTTATCCTTATTAAAGGATGCAGTAATAGCGCACATGTTACACCTTCATTCTTTCGATTAAGTCCTGCCAGGGGATTACTTTAGAATACTCAACTGGATCATTATAACCTATCTTAGCAAAATTAGCAATACGTTCGGAACAGCTAGGACATTCACCGCAAGATCGATGTTGTGCGTCGGGATTGTAACAGGTCATAGTAAATGAGGTAAGCACTAAGTTACCATCAAGTTCTTGCAAGATCTGTAGCTCATCGTACTTAGATAGTTGACTGAAGGGGGCAGTAAGCTTAATCTTAATAATACGATTTTCAGATAGCAAGTCATTTACCTTATCAACCCAACGCTGTGTAGTATCATGGTAGCCGTACTCATCGTGTACCTGTAGTCCACATACAACAGTATCAACGTTTTGTGTCTCTGCAAACGCTGCTGCAATCGACATCAAGATCATATTGCGATTAGGTACATATGTCTTAGGACGAGGATCACCAAGCACGTCTTTAATCGTAGGCATAGCCATGTCGGTATCGACGTTAGCTGAAAAGCCTTTACTGATGTCACCAAGGAACGATGCATCAACAACTCTATGCTTAACACCAAGTATCTGGGTAGACATTCTAGCCATGTCAATTTCACGCTTTTGCTTCTGACCGTAATAGAAAGTTAGAGCTGAAACGTTTTCTTTACCATACTTCTGTACAGCCAATCTCATTGCAATGGTACTATCCATACCACCAGATAAAATAACTACACAACCTGGTACATCGGGCAGTAATGCCAGCGCTTCATTTGAAGTCATCTTGTTTCTCTTTCAATTCTTTTTGAATACGATGGATGTATACAACAGCATCCATTAACTCTTCTTTGAGATGCTGAATCCATTGCATTAAATCTAAATCGGTGCGCTCAGTCGTTACACCATACTTATCAAACCCATGACAAGCTCTTGACTCAAATTCATTACAAATTTCGTTGACGTTAGGATCAGGTCCAGTTATTTTCATTGTCTTGCAGTCTTAGTACAGAAATTAAATGTATCAATAACAGGAGCTAGGCTGTAAAGAAGGCTACTGGAAACACGAGTAGGATTAATATCAATACCCCCTCTACGAGTATATAAGCAGGTAACCAATAACTCCTCAGGGTTAAGAAGGTCAAACAATCTTTTATAAATGCATTCAGCAATTTCTTCATGGAAGTGATTCTCTTTTCTCATTGATACAATATATTGGAGTAAGGACTCTGGGGTAACAGATGTTTCACCTTTAATATGAACATACACATCGCCCCAGTCAGGCTGATTAGTCACCCGGCAATTTGATCGCAGGGAGTATGATCTCCATCTCTCATAGCGGCCAATACTTGGTACAACTTCTAAAATATCTGCGCTCTCATTATAACGATCAAAATTCATCTTTGAAACATTACAATATGACTCTAATGATACGAAGTCACCATTCATAGGTCTAACAGTATCAATATCACCGATACGCAAAAAGACCTGAACATCATCACCTACAGTCTCGCTTAGATGTGCTTTAATTTGATCCTCAATCATCCACAACTCATTATGTGATCTAATGATCCTTGCCATATTATATGAGTTAAGATAGAGCTTTACAGATTTTGATTCAACGATATTAGGGCTACTTGCATTATAGGTAAACTTAAGCCAACCAGATACAGGGAAACCACTCTTCGTAAGAGTAGAAAACTCGTATGCGTTCCAGGCATCCATACCTAGGAAGGGAAGAGCGCCCTCTTGAATATCATAAGCGGTACGATTTAGGTAGCGCGGAACAGCTACCAGTAATGTCTTATCTACTGCATCAGGGGTAATATACGGTTTAACTGCTGATCCATCACCAGCTTTGCCTAAGTGAACGCCTACAATTTTATTCAGTTCATCTTGATTACTCATTATCTACCTTCCAATATTTCAATAATCGTTGTTACCCTATCTCTTACCGAACCCTTAATACGCGTTACAGATAGCTTCTCTTTCTCAATAACCATTTCAAATAGATCTGCAATTTCATCTCTAAACTGCTTATTAACACTTCGTATCCCGTCGTCAACTAAATCAAACTCCGGTTCAATATAAAATACATGGTTATACATTGGCCATACTTTATTAAAGATAGCACGCGACTTGATTAACGTTTCAAGCGAAACCTTATTCTTACGATGCAAGTACGATGTATATACTAATCCATCCAACGCAGTCCTATCGGTAATAATATTATCATGCATGAATACATTTATAATATGCTCCTGCATAATTAGCATCTGCGTAATATCGGTACCCTCCTCATTAATAGGAAGACCGTATCCCTTAACCCTTCTAGTTACCTCATCACATACGGTAAATCCCAACAGACCTCTCTCAGATCTTAAAGCATTCAACAACGTTGTCTTGCCTACAGATTGAGCACCTGACAATCCAATTTTCATACCGACTTACCTCTCATAAACGTTACCCATGATTCAAGCGATGTATCTTTTAATTTTTGATATAGTGCATACACTGACGTACATTCATTAAATACATTAACTACCCCAGCGATCTCACCTGCATCAAGTACAGCTGTACATCTATGCACAACACTGCCTATTATAGGATAATTTCTCATATTTTGCCACACCTTTTCTTGAGGGTCCTTTCCTCTTAATTCAGGGTATAGATTAATGGCAGCAGGGTGCCCGTTGTATATTTCATACTTGTCACATATGTCAGGTGATATAATCCGTAGGTAACCGTGTAGGGTGATAATAGTCTTAGCAGGATTATATATAGATTGATTTTTAAAATAATTCATTAACCCATCGTGACTGGCAGACATGATGGGTACTCTTAAATTACGAACACCAGGGTTGAACTTAATTTTACTCTCAAAATTATTTGTAACAATGAGATCAGGCTTACGACCTAGTGCTTCACACAACTCTACTATCTCTGACCCTGTCTGACTAAAAAATACAACCCACATATCATGCTTCTGCGGGCTGATATTTTTCTTGATCAGTAGTCCATGGACCTACATCGTATCTACTATCTGTATGGCTTTTTTGTGACTTAGGCTCTCCCCTTACAAATGTACTGAACATCATTACATTGTGCTTAATCATTCTCATCTGGTTAGCATCGGGTACGGAGTTAAGAAGATCGACGAGTTTGATTGATTGTTTATTAACCAGACCGCCAGGCTGATAAGCAATATTGAGAAGCCCGTGAACCACAGGGCTGGAAGTATCGATCGAATCAATCCAGTCAAACCCCTCGCGGTAGAACATAAACTCAATCGGGAGCGCGCAACCCAGGAGGTGATGCGGCTTGTCTTTATTAATAACGCCATCTTTTAATAACCTAGTTAAAGTTTGTGCTCGCCCCAATGTGTAGCCCATCCATTTATTAGGATGAGGGCAACGCTGGAGATAATAAGAGTAGTCAAATGATATAGCGATCTTATCTACATCGATAATATTATCCATATATTCATAACACTCAACAAGATCTGAGTATGATTTACCCTGAACAACTCCTATCCTCTTTCCTGGTAGATCGGGATACTTTTCTACAAAGTCAAGAGCACTATCCATTGTACCAATAGTATTCTCAAGCACGTCAGGAATAATATACTCTGTCGGTTTAAGAGTTCTAATATAATGCGCATATTTTTCTGGATCAAATGCTGTACCTAGTTCAAAGATAGAATTGTCAAGCAAAACCTTTCTACCTATTGCTAAAGACTCTTTAAAGAATTTGTAGTACGCGGGTTCAGTGTCGAACAAGTGGACAAGAGCGTAATCATAGTCGTTGTAAGTACGAGAAGTACGAAGAAGAGAAAGCGGGGATTCATGGCTAATTTTCATTGGAGTTTCTCAATAATATCGGTTGTAACAGGTACCCACATAAGAACATCACCCTTCTCGGTTCTCTTTGCGCGGGTTTTATTCGCAATTATGTAAGCTAGCATTTCCTCTATATTATAGCGGTAAATCGCTTTAGTATCCACATCTACCCCGTAAATTTGTTCAGCAGAAGTAGTATAGAACCACCCCGCCCCTCTTCTTTTGGTATACAGCTCTATACAGAGGGTACCCCTGGAGTAGTTTGACTTAACATCTACAGGAATGCCATCAATGATACAATCTATTTTAAGATTTACTTGACTGTTAATATCATTCTTATCTTCAAATAATATGTTATTAGTCTTGCAATAATCTTGTACGATTGCTTCACCAAGGTCACCCTTGGCTCCACTAGCCCCATACCGGCCTTCAGAGTTTGCATACCAGGTCATAATTTAATTCTTAATTAGAGACATAAACTCTGCACGGCAATCGGGCTCACTTTTAAAACATCCACCGAGCTTTGCAGTCATGGTATAGGAGTTATGATCTTCAACCCCTCTCGATTTTACGCAGTAATGAACTCCCTCGATTACAACTGCCACATCTTCGGTATCGAGAATAAAACTGAGCGCATGGTAGATTTGCTCGGCAATACGTTCCTGTACCTGAGGGCGACGGGCAAAGTACTCTACAATACGATTCATTTTCGATAGACCTAATACCTTATCCTTAGGAATATAAGCAATGTGGGCTTTAGCGTCGATAGTAACAAAGTGGTGCTCACAGTTAGACATCAATGTAATGTCCTTCTCGATTACCATCTCATCGTACCCCATCTTATTATCGATGACAGTACACTTTGGAAAGTTCTCTGGTTTCAAGCCCCAGAAGATTTCATTTACATACATTTTAGCTACCCTCTTTGGAGTATCCATTAATGAATCATCCTCTCGGTCAAGCCCGAGGATGTCCATGATAGCGCCAAAGTGCTTCTCAATACGTTTGATCTTAGCATCTTCTTTTACAAGAAGCTTATCAATAACGATAGGTGTATGAACACCTTTAGATTTTAGATATTCCTCAACCTTATAGCCTAGTTCGGCATCAGTTTTAGTTTTAGTTAAACTCATTTTTTATGTTCCCCATTCGTTTTTAAAAAGCGGTACCTGTAGACGATCAGAATATCTCCAACCCTTCTTCATTGCTAGCTCCGCAACCCGTCGATTATTAAGAGAGTAGACAGACTCTACCCCACCAAGCGGCATCAGGTATACTGGCCCATTAAATCCACTCTTACGATATGCATTTACAGCTTCCTCTGCCTCATCCGCATCCTCCTGAGTAGCTACTACGAACTTAAGATACGTATATCCAAACCATTCATACATAGTAACAATATCAGGAAGAATTGCCTCTTCTTTCTTTTCACCAGACACTGATAGCTTAGGTGATACGGAGAAGGTGAGTTGATCCTTACGGGTCTTTGTCCAGTTATCATTTAAGTACTTACGGAACTCACTGGTTAGATCCTGTGTACCATTTGTCTCAAACGTTAACTCTTTTAATCTCTTATTACTATCATGATCCAATAGATCGGGGTAAGCGCGCTGCCATCCTAGCAAAGGCTCACCACCTGTAATTACAAGATGTTCGTCTTCCCACCTCTTGTGCGGTAGTATATCCATAATTGAATAGGTAATACTATTAGTATCGAGTACAGGGCTAAGATGCTTAAACCGAGGATCCCAAGAAGCATAGCTATCACAGCCTGTACTGACAAGAGGAAGATCTTTATAAGATAGATACTTTTTAACTTCAGCTGCTGCATAATCCCGCTCCTTACTTTCCTCGCCCTTGGGCATACCAAACCCACCGCACGTAAAGTTACACCCGAAGACTCGTAGGAATACAGACGGTACTCCCATAAATCTACCCTCTCCTTGAATAGAATAAAACAACTCTGCTACTTTAAGTTTAGCCATTAGACAAGCTCCTCTGCAACGCCAAGGATTTCAGCAAGGATTAAAAAGATACCAGCGCCAAGTAAGCTACTGGAAATAAGGAAGAGACCGGCAATTACCCGAAGTCCGCTTTTTACAAAGCTGATACGAGCATGCCAAGCGGGATCTGGATGTAGATCAAATTTGAACATTTATACTCCTAGTTATTGGATAGCTGGAAGGACAGCTACATAGTTTAAGTGGGATGGCACTGTACATTATATAGGCTAGTCAAAGTCTGGATCAACTGGTTCTGGTGGTTTCTCGATAACATATCTACCGAAGGCCAGTCTAGTTTTTTTCAGTTTAGGAAAGGGTGCAGGAGGCCAGTCGGGATTAATCCAAGTTGACTTCTTACGGGGAGAACAAGAGGTATTAATTATAAAGAAACGTTCACGGGGGACCCCAGCCTGCTTGCGAGCCTTATTAATGTGCTGCCACAAGAAAAGGCCGTCCTCATCTTCTGGGATGCTATGATAGGTCTTATCCTCAGAGGCGTATCCTTCTTTATCTTTAATATAATAGTATACTTTTGTAGGCATGCCCTATTATATACTACTTTCTACTCTATGTCAAGAGTACCTTCGTCTTCTTTTACCTTTTTCTTTTTAGCCTTAGGTACTGTACGGCGATCGATATCAATCATGTCTACTTGTTTACGTATCATCTCAACCAGGCTGTTTGCAAACTCTTCGTTCCCCTCTGATTGGGACAGTATCATATCAATATCTACATTTTCAAGTAACTTGTATTTGGTTGCTTGCTGTTTCTTTTCTTTTTGTATTCTGCGTACAAAGGCAAAGAATGTAATCTGGGTGTAGTATGCGAAAGGATTTGTACCGCGAGCTGGATCAAATTTTGCAACAGCAGTAAGACAGTTCTCAATACCATCGGATATCATATCATCCTTATAGGTATAGTTAATGAAGTTGGCTTTGTACGATAGGTGGGTGGCAATCTTAAGAAAGCACTCTCCAATATACTCACTCACACGAGGAGGCTCAACACCTTTTACTTTTGCCTCATCTATACCTCGACGATGCTCGACTAAAGCTTCATAGAATTTTTTATTATCAACGTAATGTGCTGGTGCTTTTTTTTCAGTGGACGGTTTGCGTTCCACTACTTGGCCGACTATCATCTTCTTCCTCCTCGGAATTCGCTAACATTTTATAAAACTTCTCTAATTCAACCCCCGTATCGGGTACTTCTATATCTGCATTCTCTAATTCATTATCTCTTTTAACATACTCTAACAAAAACTCTTTGTACTGCGTATCGGCTTTTTCAATTACGTCTACTGCAATCAAGATACTTGCTACGGGGATTTGCATTGCACTATCCGTTGCCATCTTTATCCACTTAGACATAACAAAAGTCTCAACAACCATATTGCCATGAGGGAATCGCATACTAGTAATCTCTACAGGATCTGTAATAGTAATGTACTTCTTCTCGTGCAGATCCAAACAGTTGTCTTCGGTAGAGACAATTAAATTATCTCCATTGGTTAACTTTAATAGCTTACTGTACATTAAGATCGACCTTAATTAATTTGTAATCAAAAAGTTCATCGTTATAAATCTTTATACGCTCAATCATGTGATGTAGGGTAAAGTTCTTCCTGGTCTTCCATGTCAGATCATCCCCAATATCATATAAGTTACAAAATACCTTCTCTTCCCCTCTCCTTAACCCCCTACCAATTGATTGCAGGTTACGAATTCGAGACTTTGTAGGTGATGCGAATATAATATTATGTAGGTTCTTGATATTTATGCCTGTTGAAAAAGTACCATAGCTTGCAACAATAATAGCATCTGACTCTCCCTCTGTGATACGTCTAATGTTCTCTCTTTGCTCAGTATCAGTACCTCCATGTACAAAAAATACTTTTCTTTCTGAGTCCTTATTATTGATCATATCATAGAGGATCTTACCGTGTTTCTCTACAAATTGAAACAAAACCAGGGTATTTCCCTCTTGTTTTAGTGCAAGATTTCGTATAAATTTGTTTCTTGGTTCATACTGTACAAGGAAGTCCATTTCATCAGGATACTTGTTATCCTTGTTACCCTTCTTTACATCATCAGGGTACTGAAGAACTATACCAAATATTCTTAACTCAGCCAATTGATCATTATCCATCAACTGTTTAGTAGTAGTAACTTTATATACTGGACCAAAGATACCTTCTAATACTAGCTTGTGGGTTTTTGTTCCATCAAGGGTACCTGTTGTACCTATTCGATAAGGTGTATTAACACATTTGTGCATAATACTGGTTAAGGATTTTGCCTTGAACAGGTGAGCTTCATCACCATATATGACCTGAAAGTCAGCGAAAAATTGCTTAGGCATCAAATAGATAGATTGCCATGTAGATATGATAACAGGCATATCGGTATGCTTATCATGCCCAGAATATATTCTGCCGCAGTTCTCAGATGACTTCCAACCATTATTCATCGAATAAGACTGGAAGTCTGTATACATCTGCTCTACCAATGATGTGGTAGGAACTAAAATAAGTTGTCGGCGTTTAAACTTTTCATTCCACCTAATCAGACAGTATATGATAAGTGACTTACCAGAGCCTGTGGGAGATAGGAGAAGGGCTCTTGCATCTTTTATAGCATGGTGAATAGCATCAAGTTGATAGTCCCGTATCTCTGCTCCATTTGGGAGCGAGATGTCAAGCGTTTTGACAAACTCTTTTACTATATCAGGCGTGATGGCATCTGCCTGGGTAACATACTGCTCGTAATCAATGGTGTAGTTATTTACTTCGGCAAAGTGTTCGAGGTATGTTAATAGACCACAATATAACTCTTTTGTAAACATTGAAAAGAGTCTAATCTTCCCATCCCAGAGTTTGTTTCTGTAGAGGGGGTGAAACTTTGCGCCAGGGGCATCAAAGGAGAAGTGATCTACTAGTTCCTGCGCAATAGAAGGATCGGATTGGACAGTTAGATATACTTCGTTTTTTTTCTTTATCGAAATATCCGCCATTACATCATGCCGTTCGTAAACTTAGTCCACTCTAAGGTTGTCTTTACATCCCAAGTTCTAGAGTTGATTGAGCGAATGATTTGTTCTAACGTATAGATGACAGTCTTATAATACTCATGTTTATCTTGCAATTCAAGTAACTGTTGATCGCATTGCAAGAACTCGTCCATCTCATTCTTTAGAGGCTTATTACCTTGAAATTGATCCCATCCAAGATCCTCTAGCTCTACCCGGGTTAACTCACCGCGATAAAATTTATACTTCATTCTTCTGGTGTTGAGATAATCAGACTCCGCTTTGCGTAATTGAAGTTTTGTCTTAGAAAGAATTGAAAGATACTTTGCATGAAGGGTGGGCACCCTTGCCGCCTCTTGACCAAGGTTTGTTTGATCAATAGGGGCATCCTTTACCCATTCTTCCTGCAGTTCACTTAATTTCATAATGTATTATATACTACTTAATCAGGAAGATCAAGTGTGATAGTATCTACCTTTGGAACGTCAGGTTGGGCGGTGGAGTTAAAGTTAATAATAGCCTCGGGGTTACCCTGGAAGCAGAAATGACCGTAGTGGTTTAAAGAGATAGAAGGATCAAGCCAGATATCACCACCAATGGCTTGCCAGCGGCGACAGAAGGTATAATCTTCCGAAAGATATCTACGATCGATCGGATCAATCATCGTATCAAACATGGCATAGAATTTATCTTTGAGACTGTCATTGTTAATGTTGACGTCATTATTATACTTAAACTCAGGATAAGCCTTAATCATCTTAAGAATAGCCTCTCTCTTAATCATCATAAAGCCTGTACCAGCATCGTGTAATTTAACGAGTCCGTTCTCTACTCCAATAGTCTTTGTCTCTTTATCAAGGAACTGGAAGTTAATAGCGTAGTCAGAACCAAACGATGCCATATCGCGGTCAGACATTTCTCTATCTTTATTAGCTGGATCAGTTAGATTAGATCTAATCTTATCCCAGGCTACACCTTTCTTTGGATATGCACCTACAACAACATCTTTGTCATGTGCATATAGTTTAAGTACATCTTCTGTTTGAAACTCAATATCGGCGTCGATAAAGAGTAAGTGGGAATAATCAGATGCAAGGAAATAAGCTAGCAGCACATTTCTTGCTCGAGTAACTAAAGACTCATTAGCAATCGTACCAAAGGCAAGAGGGATCTGATGCTGGTTAAAGAATGTCATCATCTTAATTACAGACCTAAAGTAGGGCTCATTAAGCTGACCACCATAACATGGTGTAGCAATAAAAAA